GCTGTCATGAACTGCACGAACTCTTACAGGTTTTAATGGTTGTATTTTAGTTCTAGCATTTGCACTATCATAATAAAATGTAGTTTGAGTTGGATTAAATCTATTATCAGCGTTACTTAATAAAAGTTCACAAGATCCTGCTACGAATTGCCCCATTTCATTTGATCTACCACGCCTTATATTTATTCCTCTTACATAAGCAGATACATCTGTAAAGGTAATTGAACTATCAAATGGCTCACTATCAAATCCTATTTCAACAGTAAGAGTTACATCACTATCAAACGCAACTGACATTAAATTAAGACCTTAATACCACGCTTTTGAGCTTGTATCATTGCATTAGCAACAGCGTCTGAAATTTCATTACTGCTAGATAAAGCACCACCAACATTTACAACGATAGAATTATTAGTATTTGTGATCACACCACTAGAGTCCATTGTTCCTATTCCACGACCAACAGGACTTGAAACCTTAGAGGGATCAATAGATCCGTCCTCACTAAAAGTTTCACTTGTTGCAACACTACTCGGTGTTATTGGTGGTGTTCCACTTGTTCCACCTCTAATAGCGTTAAGCGTAGCATAATATCCCTTTACTAAGTCATCAAAACTACCTAACCCAAGTTCTACCATTTGCTGAATTGCAGTAGTGAAAGATTTTAAATCCTTTTGTTCTGCAAGTGCGTCATCTAATTCTTTTTTAGCTAAAGCCATTTCCATAAGGTTTTGAGGTGTATCGGCAGTAGCTTCATTTAATTCTCTTTGAGCCTCTGCAAGTTCCAAAGTTGCTTGTTTTAAGGCTTCTTCTGCCTTTAACACATCATCTTGTGCTCTCTCTAAATCTTGTTGGGCTCTTATTTCCTCTCGTGTTGCAGATGTACTCGCTAATCTTATTTCTTCTAATTTTCTTTTAGCTAATTCAAGTTCTTTCTCTTGAAGTGTATTTCTATCTTCTTGTTCTGTTAATTTCCTTACAGCTTCTTCTTGTCTTAATATTGCAATTTCTTCTTCTAAAGTTACTTTTTTAGAAATTTCTTTTTGTTTATTTAAAGCTGTTTCTGCTTCAAGTACTTTTTCTTCTGCCTTTGTTACTTTTGTTTCTGCTTCAATTTTTTTAGTTAATATTTTATTTCTTGCTGTTTCTAAGTCTGCAATACTTTCGTTAATATCTTTAATAGCCTGCATAGCATTTATAACTCTGCTTAAAGTAGGTAATGCTTTTTCTTTGCGTTCTTTATTTAAAGCTTCTTCAGCTTCATCTAATTCTTCAATAGACTCAGTTAAACCATCAACTGTTGTCTTAGATAGAGCCCATTCAACTTCTAATCTTTCAGCATTTCTCCTTGCATCTGTTTGTGTTATATTAAAGTCGTGTAATGCTTGATCAATATCAACATAAGACTTTCCAAAATTTGCTCTTTTTATATTTGCTTGGGCCTCTTCATAAGCACTTACAAAACTTGTTCCTCGTTTAAAAGCAGGATTTAAGTAACTTAAAACCTTAAACAGTCCGTCAAAACCTCTTAGTAAGTCTTTAATATCATCAGGTGCTCTACCACTTAATACATCTAAAAAGGCATTGGTTGATTTTATTGCTTCTAACATAGCAGGCTCGTATTCTTCAATAATCGCTAAACCGAGATCAATAAATTTATCTTTCGCTAGTCCTAATTGTGCTTTTAAACTCTCTAATTGATTATCAGCAACTTCTTCTGTAACACCTGCACTATCTCTTAAAGCTTTTTCATAATTTCTTATTTGATCACCTGCACCACTTAATATTTTTACAGCGTCAGCAACACCACGATTAAGTCCTAATTGATCTAAAGTAGCAGCTTTCATTTCGTCAGACATAGGTCCAAGAACTGAGTCTAATTCTTCAATAATGTCTGCTACATTTCTCATATTCCCTTCTGCGTCAAACATTTCTAAGCCAAGAGCCGCAAATTCACTCTTATTTTTAGCTGTTGCTCTTGGTATGTCTCTCAGAACTTGGTTTAATTTATCTCCTGCCTCTGCACCTTTTACACCTCTATCAGCGAAAGCCGCTAATACAGCAACACCCTCTTCTATGTCTTTATTTACTACTTTCAAAGCTGCACCCGATTTTGTAGTTAGTGCTTCAGAGAATTGTTGAACAGAAGCGTTGGCTAATGTATTTGCTTTTACTAAAACATCAGTAACTCTTGTTAAATTAGCTAAGTTTTCTCCTGCGTCTGATACAGTCAAACCTAATGCTGATTGTGCGTCTGTTGCTAAATCTGTTGCAGTAGCCATATCAAACATACCTGCTTGTGCGAATTTTGCTACTTGTGGTAAAGCTGCTATTGATTGTTGAGCATTTAAACCTGCTGAAGCTAAGAAAAAATATGCTTCTGCTGATTGTTCGGCTGAAACTGCTGTTACTGAAGCAACATCTCTTGCTGTTTGAGCCATTGCTTTTTGTTCTGAAACACTTGTCTGCATAATTGCAAGTGATTGCACCATTTTGTCATTAAATTTAATATACTCGCCAACAGCAACAGATAATCCTTTAGCTAAAGCAACACCGATAGCAACACCTGCAATTTTTGCGAATTTACCTAATTGAGCTAGTTTTCCTGCTGATCCTTTTGAAGCATTACCTAGAGTATTTAATTGTTGTTTAGCAAGTTGGGCTCCACGAGTAACTATATTTAAAACTACATCAGAACTAGCCATTATTTATTCCTATTCTTTTTAGCTTCTGCTTGAGCCATTGCTACATTTTCATCAGTCATATTTTTCTCCCAAATATAATAAGCTATCCAATTATTATATTCCAATGAACTCATTGTAGTCGTTAATTCTGCAACAGTCATGCCTAAGTCTCTTGCTAGTCTGTATTGAAAACCTAGATCGTGATTAGTCTTGAAATTGATCTGCGTTAGCAGAACCTCCAACACCATTAAGAGTATTTATTTCTAAGAAAATATTATCAATTATTTTACTATCTTTCTTATACAGTTCATCTATATCTTCATCAGATAATTCGGGATCAATAATACAAGCCTTTAATAATTCTTTTTGATAGTCAAATGCGTCTGTGTTATTAGCGTCAACAATTCTACCTAATTCAATTTGTTTAGCTTTGCTTATCCCTTGAAGCTCAACAGAAAATCCCCATTCTTCTATCTCATAGATTTTAGTAGGAACATTAGGAAGTCCTTTTATATCCTCTAATTTTAATTTTTTCAATTCAATCTCCTAGTTAACTTAATTTAAGTTTAGTAGGAATTAAATTTAATGTGTACCGCGAGTAACTGCACCTGAAACTTGTAGGTCAGCAGAGTACCCAACAACATCTCCAACAGGACTTGATATTGCATAATTTGTCAATATTGCCTCGCCTGTGTATTTTACCTTACCACTTGCTGTTCCCTCGGGGGAATATTCAAACGATAGAGTTGCTGTTTGTCCTACTACTGCACCAAAGATAGCGTCAGCAGTTGAGTCCCATAGACCAGCTAATCCGATAGTAGCGTCTTTAAGACCTACCACGAATGATTTATTGCTTGATCCAAGAGTACTTGTTTCAGCCACATCAGCAGTTTCAGGGAAGTCTACATTATTTACATATGTTGATATGTCAGTAAGTGATCCACCTGAATTATCAAGTTTAAATACTGAATTTTTACCATGTACAAATGCCATATAGTCTCTCCTTAATTATTTCGTCCAAAACCTACAATAGCGTTTATTGTCGGTGTTGAACTACCTCCGATTGTATTATACACCCTTATATAACGATTAATAGTTGTTCCACTAGAAATATTTTTTATTTCACTTGTAGCCGCTGTGGCTTGTGTGAATGTTATTAGATCAACATAAGTTACATTGTCTGCACTATGCTGAATTTTTACATCTCCTGTAGGGCTAGTTCCACTAACAGAAGTTACTATTAAAAATGCACCACACCCATTTGCAGTTGAAGAAGTATTATCTTGTGCTGATCCTTGAGCTGCTGTTGTGGTAAATGCTGAAGCTGTTAATACAGTTCCGTTCCACATTCCGTCATCGCTTTGCATATCAACTGAAGTAGCAACTATATCTCCCACAGGACTTGATACACCATAATTAGTAAAATTACCAATACCAAAAGTCGAACTATCGCCTGTATCTAAGCCGTCAATACCCATAACAAAATCTAAGTCTGCACCACCAAGTAGTGGCTGAATAGTTGCGTCTGCTGTTGCGTCAAAAAAACCTCCTAAAGAAACAGTCCCGTCTTTATCTCCTGCTACATAAGTTTTATTTGAATTTCCAAATGTTGTACTCTCAGCCGTGTCTGCTGTTCTTGTTGCGTCTGCATTACTAAAATAAGTACTAAAATTAGCTGAGTTTAAATATACTTTAGTATCTTTACCATGTTTAAAAGCCATTATTCTTCTTCATCTTTCTTTTCGTACCAAGCTTCATTTTTTTCTGTATTAGGATCATCAGCAATAAAATGACCTTTTTCATCTCTAGCTCGGATCAATTCCTTTTCTTTTTTTTCATCATATTTTTCTACAATGTTTTGCTCTTTTAACCATTTAAGACTTTTCTTTGGTATTACATTATCTTCAATAATAGATCCTGCTTCTAAATGTTCATCTTTAACATCAAAACCAATATTTACTTTTAACTTCATGCTATTACCTCAACCTCAAATTCTACGCCTAAATAGTCTATGTTATTCACAGTATACACACCATAATTATTTGCTTCAACAACTCGACAAGATTGTGCCGAACTATCTAATGTTTGATCGCTTTCAATTTGAGCCTTAACACTTGAAGCACCACTACTAGCTAAATATGCGTCTAAAGTTTCTTGACTGTCTTGTGCGTCTACTCTACTGACATAAAGTAAAACAGGTATGGTGTATGTATCAGCACCTCTAGCCATTGAGGTATCATATTCTAAGGTCTGTACAACACCCACTATTGCAGTTGGTGGCTCTATACTATCGGGAACATAATTGTAAACACTTAACGAACTTATATTTCCTAGATTAGTTCCAATTCCATTTCTTATACTTGTTAATGTAGCCATGAATTTATACTAGCATTTCTATCTACGCAACTTTGCAGGTCTTGATTTTTTCCACATTAATTCAACAGATTTACTAGCTTGTTGTAAAGCAATTTTTCGTTGTACTTCTGTCTGTTCATACTCCATTTTTATAAATGGAATGATCGCAGTACCTTTTTCTGCTATTGATCTTTGTACTAAAAATACAGGTATTCCTTTAGCGTCAGCCCATTTCTGAAGTGCAGAAGCAGGTGGCCAATGAGGTTTTGTTCTACTGAATTTATCTTTATCTTGTGGATACTTAAGTCCTCTATATTTATAATTTTTATCCATTGATCCATGAACATAAGAAGCATAAGGTGTTGTAACAAACACTTTTATTCCACCAGGCAATCTTCCTTTATCCCTTACTCTTTTATATTTTATTTGGGATTTAAGTCTTCCTGTAAATTCGGGTGTCTGTGTTTTTGCTTGTTTCTTAACTATTTTCCCAACAACATTGAAATAATTTCTTAGTGGTTTATATAATAGTTTTTTCTCATCTAGTCTTTTTTTTAATTGTATAGCACCCTGTACTTCAACTTTGAATTGCTGTTTAGCCATTACAAAGTTCTTTTAATATATTTTTTAATAAGTTTCATAGCGTCGGGATCAAACTTATTAAATAATTCTCCTGTACCTGTTTCTGGATTTCCATAAGTAGAGAATGGGCTATCTTTTCTTTTAAATAGTCTTGTAGCTTGTAATAGAGTGGCTTGTTTAATTGCATGAGGAACTGCTGAGAAGCCCCATTGTGCTGTTATTTTTATTTGTTTAACTATTGTTGGATCAAACCTTTCAGAAGATCTTGTGTCTAATATTGTAATTTGAGTTATTGGTTGGTATTGAATGCCGTCAACTTCATTTCCTGCGTCTAAAGGTTTTGTATAAAAATCTGTGTTTATTGTAAGTGTTGTATCATGCGTTCCATCATCTGAAGTATCTATTAAAACTGCTAAACCACTTGGGCTAGATATATCGGGTACATCTATAAATAAAGCATTGTCGGGTGTGAAGTATTTTGCGTCTGAGCTAGTTTGATAAAAAAATCGATCACATATTCCGTCTATTTCTCTACTTGCACTATCTACTGCATTTTCTAAGTTGTCATCTTGGCCACTACCACTTAAACCGAGATAGGTTTTTAACTCTGCGAGTGTGCAGTAGCCATTGGTAATGGCCATAAGGAATTACTTCCCTTTATTTTCAGCAGGTGCTTTAGCTTTTTTACCAATACCCCATTCCTTAGCTTGAACATCAGATACTTCATGGCCTTTTACACCAAGTAGTTTTCCTTTTCTCCACGCTTTAGGTAGGTTGTTATCAGTAGTTTCAGCGATTTTACCTGCGTCATCTATCCATACATATTTTTTTAAAATCATTTTTTCTCCTGACTGTAACTCGTCCTTACCATTAAAGCTTGAACGAGTTACTAAAGTCATAATTATTTCTAAGTTATCCTTAGAAGTTTGATATTTTAGCGAAAGCTGTTGCTCTATAAATAGGAAGTCCCATTCGTACAGTTGCTTTCATTACAATAATATCTTTTACAAAGTTCTCATCATGGCTATCAGACATAGCAACTTCCATACCTTGTCTTGCGACTATATGAATAGCTTGTCCACCACCAAATGTTCCAACTAAGCAATCCCCTGCTGAGATTTCTGTTGAAGCTACAACAGGAAGTCCCCAAATTGTTGGTGCCACAGCTGAGTTGAAGTTACCTGCTCCTACAAATAATGGATTTAATGATCCACTTGTTGTAACTGCATTTACTTCTGTAACAACTTGATACCAATCAGATGGGTGCATTACGATTGCGTCTGGTTGCATAAAAGCGTCTTTCTGAATTTCAGTAATCGCTTCAAATAGCTGACCAATTCTCTTTAAACTTCCACTAAATGAGGAATAGTTAAAGGAATTGATACCAGTCTTGTTAAGAATACCTGTGAGGTTCACGCCTGAGCCTGATCCTCCAATGATTTGGTCAGAAATTGTTTGTCTAACCATAAACCTTAATCTGCTGTCAATGTAACCTTGAGCCGCAGAAACATCAGCTAGAAGTTCCTCAGTCATTGGAATAAATGCACCAATTTTTCTGATTTCCTCTGTTCTCTCTGTGAAAGCTAAT